AGGAATGATTTGATGATAAATGGAAGACCTGCTTTAAAGTTTAGAATTTTAGATAAAATCAAAGAAGCCTCTAATACAAGTGGTGTTGGTGGTTTACAATCTGTTGATTCAGGTCCAAGTCTAATGATGAAAAACTCAAAACATTATGAGGGTAGAGGAAAACAAGAAGCAGAAAAGTTAGGTTTTCAAGTAATTAATTATCTTTTAAAAAGAGAAGTACCTAATAGTGATGAATTATTAGATGGTTGGCCAGGTGGTCCTCACAATTCTGTATCATACTTACCAGCTGGAATCGGAACAGGAAAAACACCAAACAACCAAGAAAATCTAACTGGTACAAAAGGATATGATAAGTGGGTAAAAGCTATAAAATCTGTAGCTACAGAAGTTGGAATGCAGTTGATGAAATTTACTAAACAAGATAAAGATGTCAGAGCTCAGATAGCTAAAGATACCACAGATACGATTAAACAACAAAAAATGGAAGAATCAGTATTCTCAACTAATTGGTGGAAAAAACAATTAATAACAGAGGGTGGTGCTTATGGTCACATGGCACATCCATTTGATGACAAAAATTTAACATTTGGTGATTTAAAGAAAATCATTGAATTAGGTTTAGGTGGACAACTCAATCGTGAAGATAATGTTACAGAAAAGTTAGATGGTCAAAACATAATGGTTAGTTGGAAAGATGGAAAACTTATCGCTGCTAGAAACAAAGGACATATCAAGAATGGTGGAAAAACTGCTCTTGATGCAAAAGGAATCAAATTAAAGTTTGCTGGTAGAGGTGATATAGCAAATGCTTTTAACTTTGCTATGACAGATTTAAGTAAAGCTATAAAATCATTATCAGAAAAACAAAGAACAAAAATATTCAACAATGGATATAATTTTATGAATTTAGAAGTAATGTGGCCAAAATCAGCAAATGTAATTAATTACGATATAGCTGAATTGGTATTTCACGGAGCTTTAAAATATGATGATAATGCTAAAGTGATTGGTGAAGTTCCTGGTAGTGGTAGAATATTGGCTGGTATGATTCAACAACGAAATCAAAACATTCAAAAGAAATATAAAATAGGTAAACCTGTATTTTTAGATGTTCCAAAACATCAAGATTTTGGTAAGTTAAAAAGAAAATTTTTAAATAAATTATCAGTATTAAAAGCAGAATTTATGTTAAAGGATTCAGATACATTAGCTCTTTACCATCAAAAATGGTGGGATTGGTTTATTAGAAAAGAAGTTAGAGATAATTATAACTATGTTATATCAGATAAAGTAGTAGAGGGGTTAGTTAGAAGATGGGCTTTCTTTGAAAAGAAATACTCAGTAGCGATGATGAAAAAAGATATTGAAGATGAAAAGTTTTTAGAGTGGGTATTAAAGTTTGATAAACAAAATCACGCTAAACAAGTTAAAGAAAATATGAAACCATTTGAAACTCTTTTCTTTGAAGTTGGTGCAGAAATATTGAAAAATGTAAAAGGCTTCATAGCAGCAAATCCTGATAAAGCAGTTCAAGGTATTAAGAAAAAATTAGATGATGCTATCAAAGATGTCAAAGCTGGGAAAGATTTAAAGAAATTAAATAGACTGAAGGTTCAGTTAGATAGGTTGAATGCTATCGGTGGGTTGGATTCAATAGTTCCTTCAGAGGGAATTGTGTTTAAATATAAGGGAAACACTTATAAGTTTACAGGTGCTTTTGCACCAATTAATCAAATTACAGGATTAATGACTTTTTAATGGTTTAGTATTTTTTTGTATATTTATATATGAAAACATTTATGAGGAATTATGAGTAAAAAAAATAGTAAAAATCTTCAAAGAGTTCAAGATATGGTTGATGGAACTTATGGGGGTAAAATACAGTCTGGTTATATAGGTGAAGCTAATGTTGAAAGAAAAGTTGGTGATATTTGGACTGATGAGGATGGTGTAAAGTGGGAACAGAAAAAAGGCTATAAAATGAAACTCACTAAAACTGCTAATGTAGGAGTTTTTAGGGCTTATTGTTCAGATTGTAAAAAGGGTATTTTAAAACCCTGGGATAAAGACACTCATAAAGCTGATGGTAGATGTTATCATTGTCAAATGAATTATGAGATAGATTTAAAAGCTAGTAAATGGATTAGGTGGTTTGCTTATAGAAGATCTCATGAACTTAAAAATATGGAATCAATTGAACGGGATATGGTTCAATGGGTTGATGAAGTTGATAAAAATAGAAGCAATAATCTATTTGACGAAACTGTAGCAAATGCTATGGCTAATCATAATGTTTCTATTGAAGTAAAGAAAAATTCTTAATTAGGAGAGTTATTATGGATTTGGGAAGTAAAAAATTATTATGTGCAGGTGTTTGTTTTTTAGCAGCAACTGCTTTTGTTGTTTTAGGTAAAGCAGAATTTCAAGCTTGGGCTGATTTTACTAAATGGATATTTGGTATTTATGCGGCTGGTAATGTTGGTGAACACGCTTCAAAAAAATTAGGAACTAAGTAAGATGAAAGTTTTAAAATTTATATTAGGTTTAGTAGCTGGTTTGTCTGGTGTTATTGCTTTGTTTGCTGGCGGTAAGAAAAAACAAAAAATCAAAGAGATTAAACAAGATATTAAAACATCAGAAAAAAAAGTTGAAAAGTTAAAAGAAGAAAACGAACAAATAAAACAAACTCGGAAAAATTATAAAAAAACTTTATCTGAGATGGAAAAGAAAAAAGAAACTTATAAAGCTCCTGACGTTGATATAAAAGAAGCTAATGATTTTTTAAAAAAATTTTCAAAAAGTAAAAAATAATTAATTTATGTCTGAATATAGAACTATAAAACCAAATAAAAATAGAAAACGGAGAAATCCTGACAAGTTATCTTTTAAAGAGAGAATTTTGTTGACGCCTGATATAATAAAAGTGGCTGTCAAAAGGCTTAAAGGTGAAATTAAATAGGAGATTTTTATGAAAAATTTATTAATAATCATATTAATTATAAATTTTGTGTTTGGTCAACAAAATTGTTTTTCTGATGAAGAAGTTAAGGGTATTTTTAGTGGTATAAAAGAATTACAATATAAGGATAGTTTAAATTTAAAAATTCAAGAAAATCTTAAAATTCAATTAAAAAATAGTGAAGTGATTAATAAAAACGATAGCTTAATAATAATTGAATTAGAAACTCAACTTAAATTGAAAGATGATTTAATTAAAGAAGTAACACCTAAATGGTATGAAAACAAATATCTTTGGTTTGGGTATGGTGTATCTGCGATATTGATTCCAATTTGGGCTATAGGGCAAATAAAATAATGAATCAAAACTTGAAAACTGCGATAAAGCGTGAATATGTAAAGTGTGTAGAATCACCCCAACATTTTATGCGCAAATATTGCACGATTCAACATCCAAAACGTGGTAAGATGAAGTTTGATTTATATGATTATCAAGATGATATGATAAATAAATTTAAATCACACCGATATAATATTATTTTAAAATCAAGACAATTAGGTATATCAACACTTTCGGCTGGATATTCATTGTGGATGATGTTGTTCAATGCTGATAAAAACATTTTAGTTATAGCAAAGGATAAAGATACTGCTAAAAACCTTGTAACAAAGGTTAGAGTGATGTATCACAACCTACCTCAATGGTTAAAAACCAAATTAGATGAAGATAATAAATTATCTTTAAGGTTTTCAAATGGTTCACAGATAAAAGCTGTGGCTGCTACACAAGAAGCTGGTCGTTCAGAAGCATTATCACTTTTAGTATTAGATGAAGCAGCGTTTATTGAACACGCTGAATCAATATGGACAGCGGCACAACAAACATTAGCAACTGGTGGTGATTGTATAACACTATCTACACCAAATGGTGTGGGTAATTGGTTTCATCGACAATGGGTTGAAGCTGTCGATGGTGTTAATGGATTCAATACAATTAAATTACATTGGACGGTTCATCCTGAACGAGATGATACTTGGAGAAAAGACCAAGATAGAGTTTTAGGACCATCACAAGCTGCTCAAGAGTGTGATGCTGACTTTCTCACTTCTGGACAATCTGTTGTAGATCCTCAAATATTACAATGGTATAAAGAAAATCAAGTAAAAGAACCTGTTGAGAAAAGTGGATTTGATAGAAACCTTTGGATATGGGAATATCCAAATTATTCAAAAGATTATATAGTTGTAGCTGATGTGGCTCGTGGTGATGGAACAGATTTCTCAGCTACACAAGTATTTGATGTTGAAACTATGACACAAGTTGCTGAATATAAAGGGCAATTAGGAACAACAGATTATGGAAACTTCTTAATTGAATTAGCTACTAAATATAATGATGCTT